AACAATCGTTGGTTCAGTGGGCTGACAGGTTGGATGACAGATTTCCAGAATAGAGTTCCAGAGAACAATCGTTGGTTCAGTGGGCTGACAGGATATGTTAATCAGGTAGAAAAGCAACCCGGTTCATCACTTATTTTAAAAGGTATTCATGGAATAGTTTCGAGCATCACAAACATTCTCGGAGGAAAAGCAGAAGGTGGAGCTTTTTATGGTGGAAGATGGCACAGCATACCACAATTTAGTAGTGGAGGAGTCATCACAAAAGACTTCATGTCAAGCTTTAGCGCCATCCCACGATATGCAGGTGGTACTGTAAATGCAGGCTCAATGTTTATTGCAGGAGAAGCTGGACCAGAGCTTGTGGGACATGTAGGCGGCAGGACAGAGGTCTTAAATCAGTCACAACTTGCAAGTGTGATGCAAAGTGCCGTAGCGAGTGGAATGGAAGCGGTTATGGCACGTTACAGTGGAAATGGTGGAGGAAATGGAAATGTGACAGTTAATGTTGTTCTTCAGGGCGATGCAAAGAAGATCTTTGAGGTTGTCAAAAAGGAAAACAACAGCAGAGTCATACAGACAGGTAAGGCGCAACTTTTAACGTAAAGGAGGGAAGCAATGCAATGGATGGCCCAGTAAAAACCGTAATCATAAGTGGATTGAAGCTGAAAGTTAAAGATCTGACGGTAACAGATAACATCATCTGGAGCCGCAATACGGGGCGAGTTGCGTCTGGTGATATGGAAGGTGACATCAAAGCAAAGAAAATTAAGTTAAATCTTACGCTGGCGCCTTTGGATGATGAAGAAGCAGCAGCTTTTGCTGCTGCAATAGAACCACCATTTTTTCCGATCGCTTTCCGAAATCCGAAGTCTGGGAAAACAGAAACGCGCAAATTTTATGTTGGAACGCCAACATATCCGGTGTATTCATACGCCGATATACTGCCCAGATATGTTGGTGTTGCTGCAAATTTTATTGAAAAATGAGGTGTCAAAATGAAGATGTCAAATAGAACATTGGTAAAGACAATCAATGGACTTTTATCGTTTAAAAACAATGGTGTAAGGAAGCCAATTAAGGCGATTTACGCAATCAACCGCAACATCGAAGTACTTGACAAAGCTGCGATTCCTTTCCAAGAATCAAGAAATGAATTGATTGAAAAGTACTGTGATAAAAAGAAAAATGGTGACATTGTGCCCAAAAAGGGAATGGAGCAAAACCTAGAATCAGAGTTGGGTGAATTACTGGATGGAATTGAAGTTGACGTAGATGTTTACAAAATTCCAATTAGCTTGATCGAGAATATAGAAGCATCAGAGCTTGAATTTGAAGCAATTAGCATGATGCTAGAAGAAAGTGAGATGAAAAAAGCATGACATATGATTATATGGTGAAACAAGATGGACAGTTTTATAAGCCTGGTCAAGATGTGCCAGATATGGGTACATTAGTGTGTACGTCCGCACGAGGGAATATACGCAGTTATGAGGGACTTGCAAAAGATGTAGGCAAGCTTCCTACGTATGTTGCGACAGGCAGTTCTTTCCTGGCAAGTGATACTGGCGATTATTATAAATTTGAAGAGTCAACGCAGCTTTGGAACAAAATATAAATAGGAGGCGGCAATGAAACCAGAGGATGTGCTTGGAATTGTAATCCAAAAGTTAAGAGATGGTGGCGTTACTGATGAACAGATCAGTAACGCGGTAGAGAAATATTATAATCGGCATCCATTAGAGACTGACAAGACATTAAGCGTTTCTGGTGGAGTTGCGGATGCAAAGGCGGTCGGAGATAAACTTGCTAGAAAAGTATCTGGTATAGGAATTGAGCTGTTTTACAACGAAGAAAAGCAATGTTTAGCTGTAAAGGTAGAGGGGTAAGGTGATGATATGGGACTTTGGACTGAATATAAAAAGAAAACAAAAGTAGAGTCATCAGACACCTTTCTTGTCTACGATATGCAGGATGGTGTACGACAAGTCACGGGGGACAATGTTAGAGCATCATTCCGTGATGCTCCTGATGCCACACTAAAAGAGCCGGATGCACCAGCTGAATCCAAAGCAGTTGGAGATAGGCTAGCAGAGATTGAATTAAAAAACAGCGAACAGGACACAACGTTAAAAACAAAGGCTGGCGGAAGTGGAATTGAATTTTTTTACAATGCAGCTAAAGGCTGTTTAGCTGTAAAAGTCACAACTGAGTAAGGAGATTAATTGCATGGCAGAGACAAAAATATTGAATCTAGCAAGTTTCGAAGATGTAGAAATGTTGAAACAAACAACAAAATCGCAGGGTGAAGAAATAAGTCAGGTAAAGCAGGATTTAGGTAGCCAAAATACAATTTTTAATGGTGCATTATTTGATTACAAGTATAATCTTTTAGCCGGTAGAATATGGGTTCATGGTAGTTGGGCATCAAGTAAGCCTACAGACGTTAAAAACAGAATTAGAACAGGAATTATAAATATTGATGGGTTGCCAAATACGTTTTTTGTAAAAGTTGCTGATGGATATTTGTGGAATTATTATGCGTTCAATGGAGCTTATATTGGTGCTGGAAATGAATGGAAAAAAACTGGATATTTTAAGCTTTCACAACACGGAAACCCAACCCAAATTTCTGTTTTAATTAAAAGAGAAGATGATGCTGAAATTACTGATATAACTAATACAGCATCTAAAATAAAAATCGAATTTGAATTGTTTAATTCTTTTTACAAAGACCTACGAATGATAAAAAATGGTGCTTTATCTGACTACAATAATGCAGAAGGCTTTTATGGTTGTAATGCATCGAATATTTCTAATATTACAGACTTACCCAGTAATATATCTACTGGATTTATTTTAAGAAATGAGCAAATCAAGCTCTCTGATACATCTGTATTCGGAACTTTTCAGACCGTTCAGAGTAGGCATGGGGAAATTGCAACAAGATTCATTACTACGTCAAATGTTGCTGATGATTGGACTGTTCTGCGAACAAAATCTATTGAGATGGTATCAATAGGTGATTCTATACCACTTGGTACATATTCGTGGTTTGATGAATCTGCACAATGGGGGCATCTATCAGCAGTTGATACAAAAATATCTTATGTACAAAAAATGTGTAACATAAAAGGAATTGTCAACAGGAATTATTGTCATGGGGGACTCGGTTGGTTAAGGACTGCAAATGATGAAACGTCGCTAAAACCATTGCTGGACACGATAGATTTTACTTCGGTAAATTATGTATACATTCAACTTGGAACAAACGACTGGAATTATTCATTTACTTTAGGTTCTGTTGAGGATGCAAAAGATTCTGACACAGTTTGCGGAAATATTAGATATGCTATTGAATATATCTATGACAAAAACCCAATAATTAAATTATGTGTTGCACTACCTTTTAATCGCGCTCCGGGCGGTGCGAGCTATAAATACAACTGGGGATATGGCGCAATGAACAGTCAATCTAAGACTTTGAAAGATTACTGTGATGTTATAAAAAATATATGCGATGAATATGGAGTACAATATATAGATTGGA